TCGGCGTGACATTGCCAAGATCAATGGTATTGGTCGAAACGGCAGTGGCCGTGAGGGCCTGCGCGTCCGACAGGAGATTTTGTGCATCGAGAATCATGGTCGTGCTCCTTTGTTCGTCAATTAGCTGACAGCGGATTCCGCTTCCGTCAGGGCATCGCACTTTCTCACCGGGATACCTCGGAATGACGGGACGCTCTTTCCGTCCACGTTTTCGTAGGTAAACCCACCGCCCGAGCCGATATCGTCCCGGCGCTGGATATCCAGGTATTCAAAGACGGTTCGGTTCATATAGAACACCGGATTGCACATCCCGATATTAGGGATGCGATGGATCGCCCGAATCATGCATTCGGTCAGATCCGCTGCGCTGGACTTGGCGACTAGAGCGGAAATGTCGATGTTGGCGATACGGACGGTATAGCGCCAATCCCGCAAGGCGACGCCCATATTCCACTTGAAGTGATCGCGGTAGGCCTGCATGCGGGTACCGGTCCCGATCCCACCCGCGCTCTCGATCGTCACTTCGCCCAGATCGCGGTGCATGAGCCCGGCTGAGCTGCCCTTAGGGAAAATCCCGTGGAACGTATTGGCTCCCCAGCCCACCAGCCAGATCGAGGAATTGTCGCCGCCGCTCCCGCTCGGGCCAAGAATGACATTGCTGCCATTTCCGGCTGTCGTAGAGCTGTAGCGTGGTGACAGCCCGGTGAACTCCTCAGGAGCCACGCCGGAATTGCCATAAAAAATGGTCTGCGCGGCTTCCTGGTTCATGGCCTCTAGGAAGGCGTTGGCTTCAGACAGACGGAACGCGCCGATATCGCCATTCAACTGCGCTAGGGCGCAATCGACTTCGCTATAGGCTTCCAGCATGCCCGTGGCTTCACGGATTTGGGCTGTGGTGGACTTCGACACGGCGACCCCTCCGTTTAAGAGACGCCACGCCACCGCTGGGAGTCCGGTCCGCACGGTCGTCAATTCGGACGTGCCGTCGTTGCACTCTTTCCAGAGCGCATCTTGCAAAATGGTATTAGTCTGCGAGAGCAATTCGACAATCGCCGCCGTCTTGCCACTCGGATCGCGCCGTTTGGCATGATCGAGCAAGCTCAACACCGTCGCGTTTAACGTAGACATGGCTCACACTCCTTCTTACGCGGGAGTCGCCGGGTTCCCGTAGAACAACTCGGTGATACTCTTCGCCCGAGTTGGCGGCCCGCCGTCCCCTCGCGCTTGCGTCACGGTTGGGGCTGGAGTCCCCACGACCGGCGCAGATAATGTTTTCTTCCATTCCTCTTGGAGGGCCGGTTTCGCCTCCGCGATGATTTTGGCGGCCCACTGCGAGGGATCGTTTCCGTATTTCTGCTTAAAGGCATGCTCTTCGAGGATCGTCCAGGCTTCGATTGTCGGTTGCAGACTCTCGGCAATCCGGCGCTCCCCCCACGACTGCCCCTCTTCCTTTTGCTGGTTGAGGAACTGATGGAGCTCACAGCCGGGATCGTAGATCCGCTCTTGGACCTTCTCTCGCCCAAACTTCGTGACGGCGAGTTCAATGCTGGCGAGTTCTCGCCCCTTAAACGTCGCTGCCGCCTGGATTTGCTCAGGCGTCGGGCCAGTCGGCTCCTCATAGGTGCCGTCTGCTTTGGCCTTGAGAATCCGGTTATCCTCGGCCAGTTGTGCGAGTTGCGCTTGCAGCTCCTGCACTTGCTTTCCGAGCTTACGAGCCGCCTGGCGATGGCTCTCCTCGGTTTTCGCCTTCTCGGCGTCCACCTTGGCTTGCTCGGCCTGCGCTTCCTTGGCAGGGTCAGGTTTCACCTCGGCAGCGGGGGCCACAGTCTCTTTGGGAGGGGTGGCGGTTCCGGTTTCTGCGGTCGGTGTGGAAGCAGGCTGAGTCGCCACCAATGATTCCGCTGACGATTTGGACGGTGATCCATAGAACATCTGCGAGAGGCCTATGGGGGCGTCCGCGCCAGCGGGGGCGGTGGGCTCAGCAACAACGGTACTCATACAGGGGGTGCTCCTTGGGTTTGTCGATCCAAGTTGGCCTGCTCGGCGTCATGAAACATTTGCTTGGCTTGCAGCCGCCCTTGGATCGCGGTGGTGAGGGCCGAGAGATCGACGCGCCCACGTTCGATCGTCGCGCGGGTCCCTTCCTTGATTTGCGTATTGACTAGATCGGCTTTGAGCTTCTTGAGATAGGCCGGGTCTTCACCCTGTTGCAGAATGGCCTGGGCCAGCTCTTCACTCTTGAAGGAGGTCATCGCGTAATACGCTTGCATTTCCGGCGTGAGATCCTTCCAGTCCTGATTCAGTGAAATCTTCGGCATGGCCGGGCCTTGCGACATCTGCTCCTGCACCATCTTGATGAGGCCGTCCTTGTCGCGGAGTTCGGAGAGCTGTAATCCGAGGATCACCCAGGCTGGGCCGAGCTGAGCCAGAGCCGGAAGCACCGTCATGAACGCTTCCACCTGCTGCTCACGCTGGACGGCGTAGTCCTTCATTTCCGTAATCACGATGTCGTATTCCCGCTCCTTGAGCGCTTGCAGATGACCTTTCGTCACTTGCACGGTACGCGGCGCGTTGGGATCGTCGGTGATTTGGAAGGCCTGCTCTTCGGTCAGGTATTGCTTCATGAGTTCGTACTGAAGACAGGCCTTCATGTAGCGGGTCCGGCTCAGGTTGTTACTGACCGGGGCATTCGCCAGCCAGCCAATCGACTGCAAGCGAGCAATCCCCGTCCCGCTGCGCACTTGCCCAGGCTGGATATTCGCGTCATTCGGCAGATTGGCCGTCCGCATGAGCGCGTCTTTTTGCTCTTGCAGGAGCGCCAAATTGCCTTGGCCAATGTCGAGATTGTTGGTATTGACGACTTTGCCGTTGGAGAGCGCCCCGTCACGGACCAGCATCAGCCCATCCGGCTTCGCCTTTTCCTCTTGAAACTCTTCCGGGTTTTCGATGGCGGTTTTCTCGGCAATCGTCTGACGATTGGACATCAGCGAGACGGCTTTACTCGAAATCTTGTTAATCAGCTCATTCCCCGGCACCAGGCGAGCGCCCAGCGACAACGGACACCCGTTCTTGCGCATGCCGGAATAGAAGGGGAGATAGGGAAACAGGTTGGTGGCGTGTTCCGAGACATCGTGATGGATCAGGAGGTTCCCGAGCAGGACGCCCGTGTACATCCGGTCCTGATACTGACTCTCCGCGACAAGGCCCTTACCGAGCTGCTTCACCAAGCCATGCGCGGTCTTCGCATCGAGCGGAACCGGAAGCGCCAGGACGCCATCATCCTTGAAGAGGTAGTAGACCTTGATTTTGCGCTTGTACCAGACCTCGAATGGACGCACGCGCTTGCGCGAGCCCTGCTCATGCACCGAGATGGCGTAGAGTGCGGCTGGCGAGAGCCCTTCATTCAGGAGAGACGGCTTGACTTGGCCGGTATAGGGGCTGCCCCATGCGCCGCCGCTCCCGATATAGGCCAACAATTCCTCTTCACGATCTGGGAAGAGCGCGATCGCGTCTTCCAGGTCCATCCACGAGCCTTCGACGATGTATTTGGCGTCTTCGTTGGGGTCATAGTTGGTGGAAAGCGGATCTTTGAAGACGTGAAAAGGATTGACGACACGAAACCGGATGACGTTCTGCCCCAGCGCGTTCCGTGTGACAAAACCCTTGATCCACCCGACCCCGCCCACCAGCCCATCCCAGGCTTGGTCTTGCTCCAAGAACTGATAATTGTTCCGCTGGTCGTTCCAGCGTTGATAATCTTGCGCCATGGAGGCCACGGGATCATCAGCAGGGGTATTCCGGCCTAGAAACGTCGCGACTTGGCGCGTTTGGATGAATTGGCCAGCAATTTTCTCCAAAATGGGGGCAATTTCGTTCTGTTTGGTCGGCGGCTGGCCGCGTCTGGCGAATTCGGCGAGTTCGTCTTGCGTGTAAAAGTCGTTTTCGACGTAACTGTACGTCAGCGAGGCTTCCACTTCGTACTGCGCCCGGATTGGGGCCTGCGTGGCCTCGACGACGAAGCGTTGAAGCCGCTGAATGACAGCGGCGTCATCTTCTTTACTGGCTTTTCTGACGAGGAAATCGAGGGACTGCTCGGTGGATGGAGTCTCTGAAACTGACAAAGCCGCCACGAGGTGATCCCCGTGCGCGGCTCAGTCGGAGGCGGGCACTTCGGTTAAATCTTACTGGCGTGCATGATGCACAGAATCCAGGTATTTGTCAAGGGTGTCGAACGCAATTTGTAATTCCGCGCGTGCCCCCTTGATTTTCCTGAGTGCATCACGCACATCCGCTATAGAGATCAGTACTTTTTCTTCTTGCCGGACTTTTTCTTCATACATGCTCACCTCCCTTCACATCGCTTTCCATGAGACGGCAGGCCGTCGATACCGCAAGGTCCGTCTCGCTTCCATCGGCACGGTCGAACAGTAATGCCGGAACATCCGCCAGGCAATACAGAGCGCGTCCGCTTCATTCGGGGAGTGCAAGAGCGGTTTCACGTTGGGAATCCCTGAGGATGAGCCCTTGCCCTGCACCTTGATCTTCGCACTTGAGGCGAGAAAGACGCTCGCCCATTTGATGGAGGTCAACTGAGCAATCAGGGCGTCGTAATTGGCGATCTTGGGATCAATCACGATTTCTTTGCTCTCCATGAACGCTTCGCGGAGTTCCCACCAGACTTCATCCCGCATGCGATGGAATTCACTCTCACGGATTGGGGCTTCCGACACATCGACTTTATGCACGTTCCGAATGACATGCTTTTCCGTGAGATGGTTATAGACCAAGCGCCCAAGGCCGACATAATCGACCCCGATCGCAAATTGGGCATCCGGGGAGAGATTGACGATCTCGGCGCTCAGGATATCGGCCACATGATCAGACAGGCGGGACTCATCGCAG